AAATATTAGCTAAAGGAGCTACTGTTACAGCAGCATTTGCTACCTCTTTAGTTACTCCTAAAACTTGTAAAGTAGAAGTTAAAGTATTAGTTAAATCTTGTAAACCTCCTATACTAAAATTTAAGGTATTTAATTTAGTTCCTATACTATTAAGTTGCCCTACAATATTATTTCGAGCATCTATTAGTCTTTGCAATTCATCAGGAGTTGGACAAAATTGTTGTTTTAATGATTCTATTTGTTCTGGGGAAGTTGCTTCGGTTTTTGCTTTTTCAAATTCACCCATAGCATATTCTTTAGCTAAAGATATTAATTTAGGTAAAATAAGCTTTAAAGCTTTCTTTCCTAAATCTAAAACACGTTGCCCAAATTTAGCTTTACCTTTAGGTTTTAAACTTGCTGGGGTGTTCTGTTCAACTATAATAGGATCAACTTGTTGTAATTGAGTATTAGATTGAGCTTGTTGTCTTGATGCTGCCTCTTTTTGCCTAACTTGTTCGGTTTGTTGTGGGGTAGGAGCTGGTGGGGGTGGGGGAGTAACAACTACTTCTTCTAATTGAATATCTTCACCATATTGAGCAATATCAATAGTGGGATTAGTAACTCTTAAAGCAGTAAGTCTAGCATCTACTTTAGTTTTAAAATCTGAGGGGCTATCTTGTCCTGTGAAAACTATAACACCATTAGGATCGATTTCAACTAAATGAGTAGTCCCAAACCCCCCAGATTCTAATTTAAGAGTATTACCATTGGTTAATATAGCTGTAGTTGAGGAGGCCATTATACAGTTTTTACAGAATTAGACATTAACCCATTTAATTGAGTTAATAAATTGGTAATTGTAGTGTTAGTTAAAGCTGCTTGTGTATTAGTAGGAGCTAAAGGAGTACCTGTAGGAACACCTACCTGAAGTGATAATATATTAGTTAAAGTAGCTAATTCTTGAAGTAATGTCTGTAGTAGGTTTATAGTAGATTGACCAAGTAAAACTGGTTCAGTAGCGCTTTTTGACCCAAGATATACTTCACCTGATTGTAAAATTATAGGACCTGTTGTATCAAAATTAATAGATTCAACGGCATTTAAATTAATAGATTTTTTAGAACTAAGTAATAAATGATCAATAGTTGTATTAAATACTAATCTGCCTGAACTTAAAATTGCTTGCTTCCCAGCATATACATTTGGTTTAGTTGGGGGGTTATTTTTATAACTAAAATAATCGTTTATGCTTGAGACTTCTAATGGGATATTTTGAGTAGAGGTTAAATATATAGATGAATCATCTCTATTAACATCCTCAGTTATTCTATCCCAATCATTAGGTGTATTTACTTGACCTTGACCATTTCGAATAATAGTAATAGGATCACCATTAGAACCCGTAGAAGACCAATTATTAGACGATCCATTTACTGTTGAACCATACCTTGTACTATTTCCAAATCTACCTTCATATATAACATCACCTTCAAATGCTTTTAAAGGGTGAATATTAGAAATCTCAGGAAATGTTTTACCTAAATTAATACTTTGGGTATTTTGAGTTACAATTACATTGCTACCTAAACCTACTTCCTGATAACTTTTCTGCTCAGATGGTGAAGTAGTAGTATTAGGATTTAAGATTGATGGTAAAGCGTTTAAATAATTGTTATTAAAAACATTTATAGGTGGAAAATAATATAAAGTATTAGCTCCAAATTGTTCTTGAGCAGCTATAGTAGGAAGTAAAAGCATAAATACTACCTCATTAATTAATGGATAGTTTTTTATATTAGGAAATAATGGAATAGCAACAGCATTATTTCCATTTATATTAAATGGGGCTTCTTCAATTAATTGGTATTGAATTAATCCAATACCTGCTTCACCATAGTTACTATATTGGGGGTGAGTGTTATCTAATATGATGTCTACTACTCGTCCTACAACAATAAGGTTATTAACTTGTAATCCTAAATTAGTTTGGTAACTTGTATTAGGATTATTAACTATTATATTATTGCCTGGAGCACCATATTTGTAGCCCATTATTCTTCAGATTTAAACTTACTTATTTCGTCTAATAATTGTTGTTTTTCCTCATCTGAAATTCCGAGTGCGCTTTCTCCACCTTCACTATTCATAGCGCGTTGAGCTAATGCCGCCATTTTGATTAGAAGGTCATCGTTTTTAACTCCAATTTCCATATATTCTTTGATTAATGGAACAATAAGAGTAGCATCACCTATGTCTTCCATCATAGGTTTAAGTTCATTGATAAGGGTACTTACCTGCTTATCTTTTTTCTGTTGGTTAGTGTAAATCTCTTCTAATATATCTGAGAATTTTTTCTTACCAAATACTATTTTATCAAACTGACTCATGATTATAAATATATTTATTTAAACTCTACATAACCATGTTCTAAATAATATATATAATTACGCTTAAAGATATCGTATAATTGATTAGCTATTTTAGTAATTTTAGGGGTTTTGGCATCAACTTGTTCACGGATATAAATGTATAACGCTTTTTTATTGAATATATCTATGTCTTCGCGTTTACGGAATAATTCAAGAATAGCATCAGCTATTTGAGCATCTTCATCTTTAGTAAATAACTCAAAAATATTTTCAGTACAATATTCAGTGTATAAGTCTATAAATATTGAAAGTTTGTCTTGGTAAGGGTCACTTGCTGTAGACTCATCAATTTGATATGAGTGACGTTCATCTTCATCTAACCCCTCAACAGGTGCTTTATCAATTCTACGTTTGTAGTTTCGAGTATTGGATATAATTAAATATCGTTTAGCTATAGTGCCGAAATAAGAATAAGCTTTAGAACCTTTACTTTGATCATAAAGGTGGATTTTACTAAGGAGAAACGTGATTACTTCATGTTGAAGGTCTTCAATATTTTCTACTTCAGTATAGTAGAATTTAAAGGTGTGGATGATATTTTCAGTAAGCTTAAAAAAAGGATAGTGAATATATTGGTGGTATATTTTTTCTTTTTCTGGATAGCTTGTACTATTGTTGTACCTTACTATAGCATCCTCAGTTTCTTGGGTAAAGTATTGTACCCCCTTAGCCTTTTTAGGCTTAGTTTCTTGTATTTCGGCCATTATTTTAGTTTGTATGTTGTTAACAGATCATTTAACAACTTAAGTCTTTCAAAGAAAAAACCAACTTCATCATCGGATTGGAATGACCCACGTGAGTCAATTTCTTTAACTCGTTTATCTATAAATTGAATAGTTTCATCTACTTCCTTCATATAACCTTCGTAATAAAGGATAGTATCTTCAGCTTTTTCGTTCTTCCTTAAAAGATTAAAGGTCGTGTATCCGAGGACCACGACCATTAATGCTAATATTACTATAATATAAATCATAGATTATCTAATAGGTTTTTTAGTCCTTCACTTCGTACCGAACCCAATGCCTTTTGCTTTGCAGCAGCAGGAGTTGGCTTCTTAGCATTCATTGTAAAGTTTTTCTTGGTAGGTTCTTTAACTTCACCTTTAAGTTTAGGCAACCATTCACGTTCAAACTCAATACGAGCAGCCATCAAATCAGCTTGATGGAGGATATATGGGAGAGATGTGCGTGGCTTTTGTTCAGGCATATATGTAGCAAGATATTTCTTATTTGCTTCATCATATAAACCATCGTGTGTTTGGATAGCAACCATCTCATTGAACGTATATTGGATACCATGAGATTGAAGAAGATAAAGACCACGATCAGGGACTGAAGCAAATGGGACTTTAGTGTTGAACATATAGTCTTCACCAAGTTTGTCTTTACGCCATTGGTCTGTTTGGGGGATGTACGAGTCTTGGTCTTCATCCCCCATTTTACCTAAGTCATGATTGATAGCAGAAAATACTAATTCTTCTTCGGTAAAGGTAGTCATATCGCATCCTTCACTTTCCCAAAGTTTACTTTGTTTGAGAGCACAACGTACAACACGATTAACGTGTTCTACATACCCACCAGGAAAGGCATTGTGGTATTCTTTTTTATGAGCAGCTGGCATGAGCATAACACGCTCTTCATACTTTTCATAAAATTCAATTAGCTTTTCTTTTCGTGGGGAGGAGATATAGGCATTAATATTACCAATAAAGATTTCCCAATTATTTTGGATTTGATCTGCTGTTAAATTCATAACTTTTATTTATATTAGTTTTGACGTTGAATCATAGTTTTAAGATCACCAATGATATCTTCACATTCATTAATGTAGTGCTTGTAATTATCAGCTGAAGTGCCTGGGCGTGTAAGCATTACATGCATAGTTTTTAATTTGCCTTCAAGCTTTTCAAGCTTTTGCATGGCGATTTCTGGGTTTCGCATAATCGAATTTTTTAGTTATATAATAATATAATGATAGAGTGATATAAAATCACGCTTTATCCAATAGTTTTTTAATAAGATCTTGGATTTGTTTGATATGAGCGCATTTTTCGTATTCTTCTATACCTTCAAAGTAACGAATAGCCATTTCTGAGGCGTAAAGTAAGTTTTCGTCTGTGAAGGTCATTAATGCGTCTATGTCTACTCGGCGTTTTAGGTTTAATTTGGAAATGTAAAACCATGCTCTTGAGTATGTGACCATATTGGCCATATCATCACCTCCAGATATTTCATTAATGAGTTCTTCTGGGAGGTGGTTTTTGATTTGGTGGTAGAATACTTGGTTGTTTAGGATGATTTTTTTAAACATTCCAATCCAAAACATTGGGGTTTCTTGGATCAGTATAAGGTCATCAGCAGCTTTGGCTTTCTTCTCTAAAGGAGTGTCAAATTCTGCTGAACCAAATAAATCGAATATTTTATCTATGTCCATCCACATATACATATATTATAAGATAAAGAAAGGGCCTTTATGGGGCCCTTTCAAATTTAGCTGCCTTTGTCGGGGCTGCCAAATGGTTTTTTAGAGAAACACTAAACTCGGCTCCTTACAATAGAGGACCACCACTTTGTCTTGGGAAAACAAAGAAACCAATTATTAATTATAGTGTGTATAACCAATAATTTGAGCCTCCGGTCGGACTCGAACCAACGACCTACTGATTACAAATCAGTGGCTCTACCAACTGAGCTACGGAGGCTTTTAGGTCCAACCATCTCACTATCTGCAGATGTATAAGATTGAGGAGCTAATTGCATACACAATCTAGTTGAACCAAGGGGAAGTTATCAATAAGACATTGTTCGGTCAACGTATTCCCCACTTACCATCTATTCCCGAATGGCAACCACCGAAGTGGATTTTTTGCACCCCTGGAGCGCTGTTTGGTGGAAGGGCAAATGTCTCGGGCTCCCACCGACGTGGCTTGTGGCTCCATTTGTTATTCCCTTCCGAGGCTAGACTCAGTATTATTCAGCTGATGCTTCTTCACCTTCTACTACTACATCTTCCAAATCAGTTGTAGTACCAACAGTTGCAGGGTCAACATAAGTTGAATCAACAACAGTTTCTTCTACTACAACTTCTTCAGATGTAGTGTTGCAAGCTACTACAGCAGCAGCGATTGCAAACATTGCAAGCATTTTTTTCATATGAAAAGAACTTGTTTTTAATTGTTAAACATTATTTAAATGTACAATCACTTTTTGAGGGAGCCAAGGGCTTTGTCAATTCGTGAATCTACTTTACGAGAAATTTCATTAACAGATTTAGTTAAATCAACTTTAGCTAATTCTACACCATCTGCAATTTTTTGTAACTCCTGCTTATAGGTTTTTACTTCGTTGGCAGTTTTGAGATATGCCATAAATAGCAAAATCAAACCCAACAACATACCACCTAACATAAACATTGTTACGGGGTGGGGTAAAACTGTAACTGTCACTTCATTCATGATTTATAATTATTAAAAATAGCGGAGGCTCAGGGATTCGAACCCCGGTTAGTGTTACCTAAAACAGTTTTCAAGACTGCCGCATTCGACCGCTCTGCCAAACCTCCTATCCAATGTTGTTGGCGGTGTTGGAATCGAACCAACATCTCTGGGGTCGGGGCCCAGCGTCCTGCCCTTAGACGAACCGTCAGTGAATGCTAGGAAAGCATTGCACTGGGCAATGTAATATCTCACTCCTGACAAGCGGGCCCGACGCCCATACAATTTACAGCTGCCTACATCCGTCGACTTGCAATAGCAATCAGTAAATCGGGAATAAAACTATTCCGTTAATTTTACTCCATATTTTAAATTAAATTTTAATTACTCTAAACCGCCCCGACATAGGAAATCTAGATATAATAAAACCTAACTCAATTTACCCCTATCAGAAGATATTGATACTTTTAATTTAAGTGCGCCTACTAGGGCTTGAACCTAGGACCTGCCGATTATGAGTCGGATGCTCTAACCAACTGAGCTATAAGCGCGTGGTTGGAAGGGACAGATTCGAACTGCCGTACCCGTAAAGGAGCAGATTTACAGTCTGCCGGTTTTAACCACTCACCCACCTTCCAATATTGTCGGGATGACAGGACTCGAACCTCCAACCCCCTGGTCCCAAACCAGGTGCGCTACCACTTGCGCCACATCCCGATCTCGTTGTTATGGGACAACGACAACCCGCCACTGTAGCTCCACTTTGTTTTTCCCAAGGAACAAAGAAACCTAAGCATCTGACTGCGTTGTGTGGGAGGCAGGGATCGAACCTATCGCGTCACGGTCAGTTTTAGCTGACTTGCTCTGCCACTGAGCTACTCCCACAATTGTGATCCGAGAAGGATTCGAACCTTCGACCGACAGCTTAGAAGGCTGTTGCTCTATCCAGCTGAGCTATCGGACCTTTGTTCACACAAAGTGTATATTTTTGAGGGTTCCCCTTATGATGATTACCCGTCGGTATCATTGTCAGTTACGGCCAAACCTTCGTCAAGGATTTTACTTTTTCCCCCCTCATGTATACCAAAATGTCAAAGAGCAATTTGTGCACCCAGCCGGAATCGAACCGGCACGGCCATCACTGGCCAAGGGATTTTAAGTCCCTCGTGTCTACCTATTTCACCATGGGTGCATATTATAAATGTACGACTAATTTTTTACTTATCCCACTCTCTTAGTGCAAAATACAAAGCATCTGTTGGAGAAATTGAATCAGGCTGTTCTTGTGCAATTTTAATAGCCTCGTAGATAATTTCAGCTCGCAAATCTAAGTCGAATGTCATATTTACTAAATCAGTGAATTCTTGGTCCATTAGTTGAGTTGGGATTTGATTAGTTCATTAACGAAGTTTTCAAAATCATTGTCGAAGTCTTCAAGCATGTCTTGTAGGGCTTGGTTGTAGCCTTTCATCCAAATGATTTCTTCATCAGTGTATTCGCGTGAAGGAGCAATTAACTCAATTTTGTTGTCTTCAATTGCGTCGGTGAGTGATTTTCTGTAATTATCCATTCTTTTC